GTCGGCCGCCACCACGGGAGACTTGACGGTCACAAGGTACTGGAGCCCGACCACCATCGAACGGTCGGTCTGGATATCCAGGGCAAACTCCGTATCGGACGTCAGGCCGAACGCCGGCCACGCCACGACGTCGGGCTTGACCCCTACCACCATGAGGTTCGCTCCAGTGCCGGCCGTGATCTCGACGCCGTAGTTGGCGGGGTTGCGGCCGTCGTCGATGGCCGACGCGCTCCTGTGCTTGGGCTCCTGGGTGAACACGACTCGCACGAGCTGCCCACCCACCGCAATGGCGCGGCTGACGGCGAAGCTGCCGCTGAGCCCCATCGGGTGGCCGCCGACTTCGAGACCTGCGCGGTTGGGCATTGGGTTGGTCACATCGTTCTCACGTGCAGTAGTTTCTTCCAGGCGCCGTTTACGAGGATCAACCCAATGGGACCTCCGGTGCCGCCACCAACCCCGCCACTCGGGATCCATGCCCTTCGTCGCATGGCACACCCGCTCCCCGCCGCCACGACTCCGCCGAGCCCCGTCCAGTGGGGCGATTGATGGGACAGATTCGGGGCCGTGCCGCCACACATCGCCCCTCCGGTCGGGCGCCACGCGCGGCAGCTATGCGCGATCGCCATGCCGCCCACAGTGGCTCCCCCGGTCGCCAGATAGAGAACGGTGTGCCGGTTCGTACGGGGAGACGTTCCTCCGGCGATGGCCCCGCCCGATGATGCCCAAGTTCTGGAGCTGTCGATCGAGGCCGCTCCGCCGACCGTGACACCCGCCTGGGGAGCGTAGGATCTTCGACGAGTGACCGCAGCCGTCCCACCGCCAAGCATTCCCCACGCGGCCACCAACTTGCGAGTCTCAGTCCATCCGGCGGCGCCGCCTGCCACGATGCCGCCAGATACGGTCATGGCTCGGCGCCTTACACTCGGAGACGTCCCGGCGGAGACAGCCCCGGCACTTGCCGTCCAAGCCCTCCGCGCCAAACGGGCCACGCCGCCACCAGCCACGGCACCACCGGCCACCGGTTGAAGCAGCGCGCGTCTCTCGTAGGACACCCCGCCGAACACTGCGCCGCTTGTCGCCACCATGGCGCGACGAATGAGCAGGCCAGCGGTGCCAGCGCATACCGCGCCGGCTCCAACCAAGTCGGCCCGCCTGGAGGTTCTGGCCGCCGTTCCAGCCGCGACTGCGCCCGCGCTGACCGAGTACGCGCGCCGATCGGTAACTCCCGCCACCCCAGCCGCCACGACTCCCGCTGCCACGGGATACACTCGTCGAACCGTGCAGAGAGAAGCTCCGGCCGCCACCACGCCGCCTGAAACCGCATAGACGCGGGATTGATGCTGGGCCGAAGCGTATCCGGCGGACCCGCCCACGACGACACCACCGACCACCACGTCTATCCGACTGCACGCGGTTGCAGCAGCCCCGGCTGCGACCGTGCCTCCAACTGCCGGCCATACTGCGGTCTGAGTCGATTCCAGCAACAGATCATCGAGCGCATTCCGCGCAGGGCATCTAAGGCGCAGTATCTCCTTCGATACTCGCTGCCACTGCAAAAGATGCTGCGCTCGCTTCATCAGTTACGCCGTCCCGAGGAGTATCTCCCCGATCAGGATGCCGGTGGCGGTGGTCGTGCAGAGCGCGACGATTTGCAGGCAAGACGACTGCTTGAACTCGGGCGCACCGATGGCGGCGAAGTCACCCGGGGGCGCCACGTTGGCGACAAGCTGGCCGATGCTGCACTGACGAGAGCACGCCGTGACGCCGAAGCTGCCCGCGGTTCCGGTCGTCCCGGACAGCGTGACAGTGTTGACCTTCTTGATCGAATCGCCTGCGTTCGGAATGATCTGGTACAGGCGCGAAGCCCGCGGGGTCGCGCCCAGGGCAATCGCCGCCGCATTCTGGGCAGCGTCGCTCTGGTTGTTGTAGTTGACGGTCGCGTTCACGGCCGTCGAACCCATGTCGGCGTAGATCTCGATGAACCAAACAACGTCCGATCCGTTGGCCTGACATCGCCCGTTCCCCGAGGCCGTCACCACGTCGACGTTCACGGTCTGCGCGGTCGCGACGGTACCGCTGAGCCCGCCCATGTGGCCGAGTCGATCGTAGAGCAGCCACGTGTTGGCGGTGGCACCCATGAGCGCCAAGCGCGCGATGTAGCCCTTGAGGGCTCCCAGGCTTGGCAGTGCGAGACCACCGGCTAGGCTGTTGTCACAGACTGCAAACGCACCGGGGATAGCCCCCTGGGTGGGCATCCCGGTGGCTCTCCACAGACTCGCGAACTGCCCCGCCGCCGTATTGGCGATGCTGGCCTTGTAGATTGGATCATTGGAACCCGAGGCCAACATAGCCACGAGCTTGTCCATGGTGTCGAGCGCCATGATGACCTACGCTGGGGTGCCCTTCGATGCTTGGAATGTCGGGGTGATCGTGATGTTGTCGCCGTTGTTGGCCGGCGTGAAGCTGGCCTGAGCCTCCGCGTACACCAGCACCCCGTCCGCGTCCACGACGTAGTAGCCGTAGATGGTTGGGTTCGTCGTAAGCGCCCCGGTGAAGGTGAACGTCTGGGCCGCATAGGCGACCTGCTCGATGCCGCCGACGTTGCTCTCGGTCCAAGAGCCATTGGTCAGCGTCTTGGCAGCGTACCCACCGCCCGCCGCTTCGGTGAATGATCCCGCCGTCGAAGCGTCGGTCGGCGTGACGTTCGTGGCGAACAGCTTGAGCGTGAGGCTCTTCCCACCCGCTGGCCAAGTGTTGTTGAAGTACGCCTTGATGAGTGATGCGGCCCCTGCGTCTGCGAGTACGAGCATGGTCATGCCTCCGTGAGAAAGTAGATGTCTCCGTTCTGAAACTGTGCGGGATCGGGATTCGGGTTTGTCCCGGCGAAGATTCGACGACCGGCCACTATCGCGTCCGCGATGGCGTTGCCCTCGGCCTGCGCCGTCAGAAGCGCCAAGCAAGTCATCTCGGCGGGCGTATAGTGGCCAGACTTGCGACTGGCGGAGAATACAGCTACCGCCGTCGTCTTATTGGCGACCATGGCCGCGCCGATGGCGTCTCCCGCGGCGCTCACGAGGTGGTCACCTTTGGCGAGAGGTAGGTGCCGGATGCGATATTGACCAGCATCTTCGTGATCGAAACATTGGACACCGGGCCCGGCGGAGTGAGACCCAGCATTTTGAATGCCAAGTTGAGGTCCGCTTGAATGTCGCCCAGGGTGTCACTCAGATCGCTTGTGAAATTCTCGCCGTGCATGACGTGCTGGCTCGCCCCCGCGTCGCCCAGCTTGATGGCCTTCCCTTCGACCGTGACGGTTCCGTCCTGCTCGATCAGGATCTGAGCACCCCCGGCCGTGCGGATATCGATCGGCACGTTCTTGGCGTAGACCAGAAGGCGGTTGTTGTCGAAGATCGGCTTTCCGTTCTCGGTCGGCTGCCGCTTGGATCGGCTCTGCATGATGTGGGTGATGACCGGGGTGAACAAGTCCCCGTCCGGGCACTCCACTAGCACGATGTCGCCGGGGCGAATCGGCGCCATGATGGTGACGTCTCCGCACTGAATGCCGGCGTACTTGCAAGTGCAGGGCTGTCCCAGGGGTTCGAGCTCCACGTCCACATCCACGCCGGCCGAGTCGTTGTAGATCGCGAGCTTGTCGGTGGGATCCATCTTGCCGCTCTCGGGGTCGATGGTGCACACGGTCCCGAGGCTGCACCAGTAGCGCTGGTCCATGCCGGGGGCCGCCAATGCCTTGCCGAGCATCTGGGCGTTGATGTCGCGTCGGATCGCAGTACCGAAGTTGTGCCGGCTCATGGCGACCCTCCGGGTTGGTGAGCCCGGATGTAGTCCCTGCGGCGGGTGGCGTCGTCGATCACGGCCTGCGTTTCCTTGTCCACCGCCTGCTGGGCTTTCGCCGCCTTGCTGGTCGGCTTCTTCTTCCGCGCGTCGTTCATGGCCTGGCTGTCCTGGTCCATGTTCGCGGGATCGTTGCTCGGCATGTAGTTCGCCAGCTCCATCGAGCAATGAAAGAACTCGTCATCAGCCTTGAACTGCAGGCGGATCCCCTTGCAGTAGTAGACGGTCGGCAGTTTGGCCGCCCGATAGGCCGCCTGAATCTTCTGGGCCGTGCCCAGTAGCTTGTTGGTGTCCAGCGATCCGTCGGTGCGGAACGTGCCCCAGCGGTCGTTCTGCTTCGTCAGCAGGTCCACGATCTGATCGCCCTTGAGGTCGTAGAACTCCGACAGGCTGCAAATCGTCAGATCGGAACTGTCGGTCGACTTCTTCGCCACCGTCACGTGAACGGGGCTGCCGGCGCAGAGGCGCAGGATGTCCGGGCTCTCGTTGTGTTTCTCGACGAGTGCCCCAGCGGCGGCGCTCGCTACCGGATCGATGTAACTGGCGAGCTCGTCGGTCTCCAGCCCCATCGTCAGCTCGGCCTGGGTCAGCTGGTGGTACAGCGACACGGCCGCCCGGTCCAATGCCTCCTGGTCGCGGATTCCCTTCAGAACGAACGTGCGGATCACGTCGATCTTCCCGCCGCCCTTCTCGGTCATCTTGTGGGCCGATCGTCCCTTCCCCTTGGGCTTCTTCGGGTTGTGCTTGGGGAATCGGGAAGACATCACCCGCAAGGTATCAGAGGCGTCGGGATTGTAGGCCCGAACTTCAACGGCGGTGGGCCGGACCTTCCCCATGTGGCGCGCCAGCTTCATCTTGGCGAGGTTGTGCCCCCACACCATGAAGCGGACGTCTGAGGTGAAGGTGCCGCCGCCGCTGTTGTAGCCGAAGTCCCGCGAGAACCCATCCCGGGCCCCGCCCTTGATCTGAACGGCGCTGGTGATGTCGTCGTAGAACGCCTCGGGTGGCGTCACCAGCAGGCAGTTCACCGGGTCGATCATCGCCAGTCCGTCGGTGCCCGCTGAGGGATTGGGGAATGGCGGCAGGCTCGGCTTGTACATCGGCATGACGCCACACAGCTCGCACGCCTGCGTGATGAGGTCCCAGATCGACATCCCATCCTCGGTCACGGCCTTGGGCGGCATCATGGGGGAACCAGCCCCGGCCGCGTCTCCCTGCCCCGATGGGTCTGCGGCTTCGCCCGTGGGGTCCTGCTGGGCGTTCGCATCCTGGGTGGGAGACTGCCCCGCGCCGGCGTTGCGGCTCTTGGCGGTCTGGAGGGAGCGCAGGAGGGTCTTGCGGTCGAGTGTCGGCTCTTTCTCCTTGGGGCTCGCGTACCAGTAGGCACGGAACGGGTAGCCCCCGGTGTCGCCTGAAGTCGGGGGATACAGGGACAAGATCCGGTTGATGTAGACGGTCAAAAGCTCCGAGGACCCTTGGATGCGGTACGCCTTGGCGTGCTGGTTGATCTTCCCGTCGATCAGCGTCCCGATGTAGCTGCGGGCCTTGATGTGCACCGTGTTGCTGGCCTCGTCGGCTTCCATCTCCGCCAGATCCACGTAGCCGTTGAACCGCAGCACGCTGGTCTTCGACGGCACCGGCGCGAGGCACCAGTTCTCGGGGGTGGCGAAGTCTCCAGACTTCACGGTCCCGACCCACGCCTCGACGCGAATCTCTCGCACGATCAGCGGGTTCAGCGGCATGTCGACGAAGGGGAAGCTGGCCTCCAGTGTATCGGCCTCACGAAATCCCTTGTCCTCGATGGTCAACTCCATGGGGGATGTCGCGAAGTCGACCGAGAACTCATCGGATGGTCCGTTGTCTCCGGCTGAGGACTTACCGCTTCTCTTGGCGGCGCTCTGCCGCAGGCTCGCCGAGGTCTTCAGCAGGTTGAGCGTCGACAGCTTGGAATACTTTCCGACTGCGCCCTCCTGCGATAAGAACAAGTCGGTGAGCTTCGCCTGGTTGAGCTGCAGCTTCATGCCAAAGGAGTACGGAGCGGCTCCATCCTGGGCGCTGGAATCGTCGGTCTGACCGAAGTCCTCCAGCCGCACGTGGAGGCGTAGAAGACACGCCGGTCGGTAGAGGCGCGGTTCGCTCACGGGGCGTCCCCCCACGTATTCGTCAGATCCGCGGAAGTGGAAGTGTGGCGGGGAATGTAGATCGGAGGCGCCCCGGTGTCGCTCGGCCCGGTGGGGGTCGCGGGAACTTCCGACGTGTCCAAATCATTGTAGTCAGCAATCAGCAGCCACAAGTCAGGATCCCCGTAGAACTTGACCGCCTGATCCCGCAGATCACTCCCGGCCGGTGGGCGAACGATCGCGATAACGTCCGGGACCTGCTGGGCAGCAAGCTTCGCCGAGGCCACGGCCGCCTGTTCGGCCAGCAGGTCCCAGACCTGAATCAGGGAATCTTGGGACGTCTGACCGTCGAGGCGTTCGAGTGGATCGTCGTGTGGGTACATGGCGAGCTTGGCCTCGCCGGCCTGCTGGCGGAAGATCATCCCCGTCTCGCGAAAATCCTGGCCGAGACCCGCGCCTTCCTTGCCTGGCCACAGACCACAGAAATCGTCGTAGGCCGCACGCCCGTTCGCGCACGCGAGCACGACGCGCGAGCAAACTCCCTGGATTCGCTGATTGATGGAGCTGGGTAACTCCGCCACCTGAGACAGCATACTGCTCGCCCCGTCCACCACGTTGATGGCGTCCACGATGGAGTTCTGGACGTCGTCGAGGGAGTCATTGATGGTCAGCAGAACGTCCGCGCCCTTGCCGATGAGCTGCCAGGCGGCATCAATCCAAGATGTCGTCTCGTTCTCGGCGTCCTCCAGCTCATCGCTCAGTGCCGAGAAGTCCCAGCTCGAAGCGAAACCATCGGCCGCGAACGTCGGCGGCTTGGTCTGAATGACCTCGCCCCGCCATTCCCACTCGCACGTCCACTCGACGTCCTGTGCCCGCTGGTACTTGGGCGTGAACTTCTTGATGAGCCCGCGGCGAACCACCGCCGGGTCTTCACCGTTGGTAAGTTGCCGCCCGCCCCAGCGAACCTCGACCGGGATGCCTCGCTCGCACAGGTACTCGAACTGCAGGACGAGTTGCCGGGCCCCGCCTTCCCCGAGCGTGACATCCATCCAGTGGCCCATCCACGTCGAGGGCGGTTTGATGGGTCCGCCGACCTGCTGGGTCGCCACGGGGTTGCCGGGATAGTATTTCGTCGACAGCCGCTGCTCGGTGGGGAACTCCATGCCCTTGAAGGGCAGGGCGTCGCCTATCAATGCAATGGGGCCGAGTTCTCCCTCCAGCGGGACGATCTCGACGCGCCCCTGTGACATGGAGTCGCGGTCGACGGTAACGTCGACGGCATTGAGATCGGCCAAAAGAGGAAGGGTTGCCATTACCCCACCGCCGGGATGCCGCTTGCCCGCGGGCTGTTGACCATGTCGACGATGTCCCTGGGCACGTTGTGGAAGACGCGGTCAGGATCTGCCTGCTTGAAGTCCTGCGTGATCTCCAGGTGCTGAATGCTGATGTTGGTGATGTCCTTTCCAGCTAACGCACGACTGTCTTTGCCCTTGGCCAAGCCTGGGTACGCCTGCTCCAGTCTATCCAGAAAAGCGTTCAAATCGTCAGTCAGGCGCAGTGCCATTTCGGAGGGGGCGACATTGTGGAATTTCGTGCCGTATCCCGCCTTTGTCATGACTCCCTCAGCGAGAGAGGCACCCATGGCGTTCAAGTCAGCGGCAACTGTTTTCTGCGAGAAATGCTGTCCTTGCTTCAGCCCATACGCATCCTTCACGGTGTCCATGTGGGCCATCGCAGAAACGGCGGCGTCTTTACCCATTAGCCCTCCGTATCCCAGAAGGTCGCGGTGAGCATTCACGAAAGCGCTGACAGCGTTTTGTGTGCGCGTTGAAACCCCCTTCGCCTCAAGATCCTTGTCTTGTTTGTGCAGTGCCCATTGGGCGAGAGCATCGAGGCCGATGTAGAGCCCGCCGAGCGCCTCGCTGACCATGCCGACCTTGGCCAGCATGCCCGTGAATTTCGTGGCGGTTTCGGCCAGTGTTGGTTTCAGCCGCGCGTTGATGTTGGCCGCCGTCGTGGCACCTAGGGCACCCGCTGCCGCACCGTGGACGTTCACCGTCGCAGCCGATACGTTCATCGTGCCCGCTGCCATACCGGCCGCAGCGCCGGCTGTTCCACCACCCTCTGCGCTCGCCCCGAACCTTCCCGCCAGCCCCTGCATGGCCCCGGTGAATTTGGTGGCCACGAAGATGCCCGCGATCGTCTTCCAGTGGTCGGCGATGAAGGCCGTCGCGTCCTTCAGGTAGCCGAACGCCGTAACGAGCTTGCCGCCCCACTCGGCCGCCGCGCTCTGGCCGCCTTCCCGAACCTTGCCCAACTCGTGCGCCCACTCGCTGAAATCCTTGGTCACCTCTTTGAAGACCGGGCCCGTCAGGTCGCGGGTCAGCTCGTCGGTGGACTTGCGGACGTCGAACATGGATCCGGCGATGCCCTTCCCCATCCCCTCGGCAGCGGGCATCAAGTCGCCCATGGCCGCCTTCAACTTCTGGAACCGCTTCTCCTCACTGAGCTTGCCGAAGGCCTTCAGATCACCTACCGACTCCTTCATCTTCTTGCTGAAGTCGTCGAAGCCCCTGGCCCTCCCGGTCGTGGCCATGCGGTAGACCTGCATGGCGGCGAACTCGGCATTGACCCCGAGCACCTTCTGGACCGCCCCGAACTTCTCCGTCAAGTCGATCTGTTGTTCCTGATTCTGGTTGTAGCGAGCGCCCAGCGCATAGGTAGACTTGTAGACGTCGGCCATCTCTCCCTGTCGCAGCTTCAACCGGCTGCCCGCCTCGCCCAGCTTTGTGACGATCTCGGTGCCGGTTTCGAGCGACTCGTTCCACTTCTCCTGCTCGGTCGTGCCTTTCTTCCACCCGCCGAACGTGTACTGGACGCCCGCGATCTTCTTGGCCGAGTTCTCCAGCTCCAGATTCGCCTCGCCGGCCTTGTTGGCAACCTCCCGCAGTCCGAATCCAAGCCCCACCATCGCGAGCCCCGACATGGCCGCCCGGTGGGTCATCTCACCAAGTTTGCGAGTCGCTCCTTCGGCAGCATGGTGCACGTGCTCGAACGATTTCGCCATCCGGTCGGCTGGCGCCGTCGCGTGGTCTTGAACTGTGAAGTCAAGACCTTCAACCTGTGTGACGTTGTCGGGCATTAGCTGGTTTTCTTCGTGTTTTCCGCATCTACCAGCCGCCCGAGGGCCTCTTTGATCTTGATGATTTCAGAGCGTGGACGGCTGAGAATCCTGTCGAAATCTTGGTGTGCGTATCGGGCTATGTAGACGACGTCATCCCAAAGGACATCAAGGAGCTGAGCCTCTAGACCGTGGTCTTTCCGCTGGCTAAAAAATCGTCAGCTTCGACCTTGCTGGGCAGGGCCACGCGAACGAACCCTCGGATCACCATGTCCCGAACCTTGTTGGAAAGGCCCATGAACACGTTCTCGATCTGGTTGTCGGTCCACGAGAGGGGATTGCCATCGATGGCGCAAAGCGCTCGCTTGGCTCCCTCGACCTCGAATGACCCGCCGCCGCGTTCTTTGGCTTCCAGCGCCGCTTTCTCTTCGGCGAACGTGAGCTGTCGGATCGTGACCGAGTGGGGATCGGTTTCGGTGCGGGCTGTTTCGGGAACCGTGAACGTGGTGCGGGGTAAGCGGTCGAGTGCCGCTGCGGCGCCTGCCGCGAGATTCATGACGTCTGACATGGTGGCCTCCAGGTCTGTTGGTTGTTGGTTAGAACGCGGGGATGTAGCGGTCAGTCTTGGCCGCGAACGATTGGGTCAGGAACGATTCGCGTCCCGCATTGGCGAGCTTGCCTGGGTCGCTGAATCGCAGGTCAGGCAGCGTGATGCGGATGATCTGCCCCGAGGGGAACATGATGCGATACCCGAGGTTGATCTGGAGGTTGTTGGCCTGGCCAGACCGCGCCCGCTGGTAGATCGCGTATTGCATGCGGAAGATCTCACTGCCCTCAGGCTCGACGCTGAAGCTCACGTCCACCGCCTTGAAGACCTCCCGGTGACGCTCGGCCGCCTCACCGAGGAAGCCTTCGGACAGCAGCGTGAACTCCGGGCCGAAGTCCAGATTCTTGATCGCGGTGGTCTCCGCCAGCATCAGGCCGGACTGCGTGAGCCGCAGTGTCGTGTCTCGGCCAAGAACTCGGTAGTCAGACATTGGGATCTCCTTGGGTTAGGTCGAGGGTGCGACCTGGGCGATGATGACTGTCGGCCCGATCATGGTGTTGATGACGATGTCGTTCATGTCGCCGTTCATCTGCACGAAGGCAGAGAACAGGTAGACGCCGTGACCGTTCAAGGTGTCGTTGTTGCCGGCGGCGGCGCCGTCGAGAACTCGGTAGTCCTTGGCGCGCGGGTCGCCCACTGGCGGATTGACCAGCCCGTCCAGGTAGGTCGTCATGTCGGTCGCGAAGGCGTCGGCTCTTTGAGAAGTGCCGGGCTTCTTCGAGTAGGGAGCCGCCAAACCGAAGATCACGTCCTGGATTTCATCGGCGAAGCTGCGGCGGTTGTCGGCGACCCGGTTCGACGCCGTCAGGGGGTTGGCAGCCGTCACTCCGCTGTAGAACCACCAGCCGGCCGTGCGGTCTTTGACCAGCCACGCGACCCCCGCGGCCCGCAGCGCCACGTAGTCAGCTTCCACCAGGGGATTCGCCGCGAAGCAGGCCTCTTGAGCGTCGATGACTTGAATCGTCGCGTTCTCGGGATTCCCGACGCTGGTCTGGTATTCGGACTTGCCGTCGTTTGCCAGGTTGACCTTCATGGCCGCACGGGCGCCACAGGCGCTCACGGTGATGTCGGCGTTGAGTTCCTGGCTGAAGACCTGCTGGAAGGGACCGGAGATCCAGGAGCGATCTGCGTCGTCGCCTGTGATGCTGTCTGCGCTGATGAGCCCTGTATAGACGCCCTTGGCAGTCACGGCCTGCGATCCCGTCGTCCCGAGCGCTGGGGCAGTCGTCACGCACGCCACGCGACCGCGGCCCGTCTTGCTGGATGCGATCGCGTTGGCCCATAGGTTCGCCCGCATCTGCTTGTTGCCGTCTGGGGTCATGCCGTTGCTCTGGAAGTTGCGCGCCGACCAGATGGCCACGATGTCATTCGTCGCATCCACTCCGGGCAACGTCTTGGTGATGGCCGCCGCGTAGTTCAGGTTGATGCGGTTCGAGAGGGTGTCGGGGCTCGGAGCCGCACCGCCGGCCGCGGGAGCGAAGATAGCCGTGGCCGCCGCTGCCGCATTGAGGGTCGCGGGAGTGCCGGACAACACCGTTCCGGCGTTCACGCCCGGCAGCGGGTTGCTCGCCACGATGCCGTCGACGATCGTGTTGATGCCCGCGATGGCCTTGGTGGTGCCCTTGACGAAGAAGCAGGTGATGCCGGTGGTGGGGCTCGATGACCCCACGTACGTCAGAGCGCCGGACGCCGGATCCTGTGTGAAGTTGATCCCCAGTGTCAGAGAACCGGCGCAGGTCGTCCCCGAAGGAATCGTGACCTGCTGGGACGTCGCGATGATGACGTTGGATCCATCGGAGAAGCGCGTCCCCGATGGGATCACGATGTCCTTATTGGTCACGCCGCTCGTAATGTCGGCTGCGTTGACTGTGAGTGTGCAGGTGATGAACGCCTTGGCGACGCTGCTGTTCGCCACCACCATGTCGCAATCGACGCGCTGGATCACCAGGCCCGAGAAGGTCTTGCCCTTCAGCTCGGCCCACAGGTTCCCGTCGAACGTCACGCCAGATCCGTCCTGAGCGGCGCTCGAAGGATCCACTCCGCTCTGGCTGAGAAGTGTGAAGCGGCTGGGGGTTCCGACGAAGTAGTTCAGGATGTCGCTCGGCGCCGTCACCTTCGTGGGGCTGAACGGGCCTTGAAGGCACTCGCCCACCACGCAGGCGTTGACTCGGCCCGGGCCGACCGGCTGATTGACGCCTGCGCCGTCGATGGCCACGAGGCGTTCCAGCTCCAGGAGCTTGGCCAGTGTCGGCATCTGGGTTGTACGCAAAATGAACATGGTCTAGCTCCTTATGCCGTTGGTGAACGTGCTGGTGGTCGTCGAGATGGTCCGGCCGTCTCCCGTCTGAAGAACTTCCGTGACCGTCGGGGTAAATGGATAGACGGCGCCGAGTTGCACTTTCGGCGCCTGCATGGAAATGACGAAGCTGGCCTCGCGCTGGTTCCGCACGGCCGCGTCTTCGGAGTCGGTGTTGCTGCCCTTCTGCAGAGCCGCCCGGGCGGTGAGCCCCCAGTATTCGGGCAGGTCGAGCAGCAGCCCGTAGGGCGGGACGCTCGGGTTCATGGTGACGTTCCTGGTCTGGAACGCATCCTCGATCGCCAGCTTGAGCAGTGACCGCATGGCGGTGCTGCCGGCCCGGATCTGCAGGTCGAACTCGTCGATCATTTCGGCCGTCTTGTACAGGCCGAAGCTGGGCGGATCGTTCGGCCCGGTGTCTTTGCTCTCGATGGTGTCCTCGAGCAGTTTGGGCGCTCCGCCTGAGTCCGAGTAGGTCCACTCGGGAGGTGCCATCACGCAGGCAGCAGGAGGATCGTACTTGTCCTCTTGGGTCGGCCACTCGTCGAACACGTGCGCGAAGTGAACCCGCTGACCACCGATGTCTCGATCGATGGCTTCGATGACCCGGCTGAGGGCCAGCGCGCAAGCATCCCTCACGTCCATGCAGGCCGACTTTGAAAAGTCGCTGGAGTGCATCAGCCGTGGCTCCCCTTGAATTCGGCGCCCACGATCGCGAGCCTGGCGGCGTGTCGGCATGCCTCGACGATTCGCTTGCTGGCGCGCTCGAACACTCGCAGGCCCTTGGGTTGCCAGATGCCGCGGCGCTTGATGGCTGCCGCGATCGCGTAGGCCGCGGACCGCTCCATGCCGTGCCGCTGCGCCCAGCCCATGAGGGCCTGGATGCCGGCCTTGCCGACGCCGAAGCCCGGCCGGCGACCACCATCAACGATAGACGCCTTGGGATCTTTCGAGTAGATGCGACCACCGTCGTCAATCGCCATCGTGAACCACGAGTTGGCGTAGGTGCGTCGGTCAACTGGAGGGCGCGGCTTGGTGGCGTTGATCTCCTCGTTGACGATCACTCGTCCCCGTTGTTGCAACGTCTGCCGCACCCCTCTCACGGCCGCCGCGTGGCGCTCTCTGGGAATTCGTGAGATGTAGCCGCCCAAGTCTCGAAGCTGCACGTGGCGAATCACGACGCCACCTCGGGCTCAACCTCGTAGGAGGTCGACTGCTTGGTCAGATTCACGCGCCAGTGCAGCCCGGTGCGGTTCAGCATCGGGACACCACTCGGCACGTACCGCCGCGGCTTGGTGGGTGGGCACGTGTTGCGGCGCTCCCGCACTTCCCAGAAGAACTCGACGTTGCCGGCGCTCGTCTGTGGTCTCACCGGATCGGCCATGTCGGGCGTGGTGCCCAGTAGGTCAGCCTCGCTGAACCGCTGGCTGATACGATCGATGAAGAGTCCGCCGCCTTCCGTCTGGCCGAAAGCCGACGCGGCGAACGTGGTGCTGAGCATGTCCTGGACGCGCGGGGTCGGCAGGATCTCGATTCGCGACGTCTCGACCGGCCGCCCGAGTCCTCGCTTTCCCGGCCAGCGCCAATGCACCAGGAATACCTGATAGGGACGGACCCCGAGATCAGTGGCAATCTGGCGGATGCGATCGCATGTGGGGCCCAGCGAATCCGCCAGCGAGCGCCGCGACGCCTCGGGATGCACCTGCCCCGCGATGGCCGGAATCTCGGCCAAGACGTCGCTCGGAGAAGTGCGGTCCATCAGGAGGCGTCCCCCGCGATGAAGTAGCTGACGGTGGAGTTGGTCCCGATGAACTTGATGGCCGTGAAGGCGTCGTCGGGGTTCGGCTGGTGGAAAATCTGCATCCCGCCGCCGCTGAGGGGGATTTCTTGATCGACACCCGCGGCGCTCGTCAGCAGCATCGTCACGCTGTCTCCAGTCGCGCGAACGATCAGCACCCGGACCTTGGCGACGTTCTCCAATGGAAGAACGAACGGCGCTAGCAACGTCGCGTCGCTGATGTCGTCTTGGCTGGTCTTGCTGGCCTCGTAGGCCGCGCAGAAGCTCGTATCGAACGGCCCGCAGGCAAGCCCAATGGAACAACCACTCGATGCGGTTCCGATCGCAATCCCAGAGTGCTTCACAATCACGGGACTCATCACGAAACTCCGATCATGCCGGTCTGAACCTTGCCACCGAGCGACTGCAGCGCCTTGAACCGCGCCGAGAAAGGGTAGATCGTACAGTGCAAGGTGTCCGACAGGCGGGCCACTTGCCGCATGTACTCGCCCTCCAGCATGTTGGTCTCGTTGGCGTTCAACTCGATGCCGTCGACCTTGCTGGCCTGCATGCGGATCTGAGCGTCGACGATGGCCCCGTCGATCATGTCGAGTCGGGATACCAGCTCGCGAACAAGCGACTCAGCCGCCGGCAGCAACAGCACGAAGGACCGTTCCAGCAGAGTCATCAGGGGACTGTCGAGGGGGACGCCGGCCGACAACGATGGACCAGCCGAAAGGTTCGGATAGCCCATGTGATAGCGGATGCGAACCTTTTCCCCGTCGCTCAGCATGTCAGGTGACCGGCTCCGTACGAACTTGGTTCAGGATCTCACGGAACCCCGAGTTGCTGTAGACGTTGGCGTCGAGCACGTCGCCGGCGGTGAACCGGCAGGGGTAGCCTCCGATGATGACCTTGGCGCTCTGGAGCACGCGCACCCGCGTGCGTGGGGCTTCGACGACGGGCATCTTGATGTCGTCCGGCGTGGTGTCGCCCATGAAGTTCTGCGCCACCGTAACGTCCAGTGCCTCGACAGGAGAGTGCTCGGCCTTGAACTCTTCGACCGTCACCGCCACCCCGGCGAGGGGATCTTCTTTGACGGCCGGGGGCGGCGCAGCGCCCTCGCCCGGCTTGTCCTTCTTCTTGGCTGACCTATCGCTCATCAGGCTCATGGGGTTTCTCCTGGTCGAAAAGAGGCGGGACGTAGGACTCCAGCGCGTGCAGATACATGCTTTGTCCCAGCACGATGGGGTCTGCTCTTGCGAGAGCCGAACGTCATGGCCGAAGCCACCGGCCGACGAAAATCATCGGGGCCGCCAGAGGGGGACGCGGTTCCGTGGCCACAGGCCAGAGTCTGCGTTCCCCGAACGCAGCACAACATCTCGGACACGGCACGAGGCCAGTTCGAGTTCGCCATCAAAAACGGGCGCATCCGCTGAGTGACCAGACCAAGCGAGCGCGTATCCGTAACCATCAGGCGACAAGTGCTGCTAACCGACATGTTCGTATAGGCGAGCGCCGAAGCACCGCCACCACGTCGGCGGGCCAGAACACAGCGACACGATCGCGTGTGTTTACGACTCGAAAAGAGTCCAGGCCCATTTATTGGCCCGAAGGCCAAACTCGACGATGGCATACCCGCCGGCTCAAGAGCCGTTCGTGTCGGGTATGCCTCGTGTCCAAACATAGCTCCTCTGAGACGAGGTTGGCTAGACGTGCTCGCAAACGACGCAGCGCTTATAGCGCGCAGAGTCACCAGTCGCAGCGTCGGTGCGGGTCGGCCAGTCCATGATGGTCTTCCACACGCCGGTCACGAGATCGCCCATCACGTTGACAGGCGCCCGAAGGTAGCACTGCACGCGGTCGGCGTTGACTTCCACGCCGTTGTTGGTGAGCTGGCTGAAGTCGCCAATCTCGCCGTTGATGCCGGCCTCGGTGATGAGCCCGCGCAGGTCCGCGTAGTACTCGTAGATGGCCTCGGCGCCGATGAAGATCGGGCGCTGCACTTCCGTGCTCGGAATCGCGCTGATGGTGGCGCCGGTCGTGAACTCGCCGCCGAAGCGCTCGCCCATTCGCGCGTTGCCGTTGTAGGCGTTCTGCAGGCCGCCCGCGATGTTGGACTTCTTCGGGGTCTCGGTGTCGTTGAACACCAGTGTGCCCAGCACGTCGCCCAGTGTGAACTCCTTGTACCAGTAGTAGTCAGGCAGCGAGGTCAGGAGCTTCTGCGCCTCGTCGCTCGAGAAGAGCTGGTTCTTGGAGTAGCTGTTGAAGTGCGAGTGGTAGAAGCCGTCGGGCATCTTGGGGACGTTCGAGTCCTCCAGACGGGCCACCGCCTGGCGGAACATGTCGAACGTGAACGTCGAGGTCGCCGCGAGACCGTCGACTGACAGCATGGTCGAAGCCGGCCGCACGATGAAAGAGCAGTCGTCCGACCAGACTGGATCACGCACTGCCAGTGTCACAGTTTCCGCCACCATCAGAACGCCGGGGCCCGTCTCGTCGCCCGAGTACGTCGGGGTGAACCCCGTCACAGTGGCGTCGTGGGTGACACCGGCGTTCTTGTAGTGAATCTTGAGCGGGTTGGTCGGCGAGACGGCCGAGAACTGCACGGGAGATCCCGCCGACAGGTCGGGACGACGCGAGGTCGTGAGACCGTTCAGCCGAGCGACCGTGATGGTGGTGCCGGACGCCTGCACTGCCGTGCAGACCGTCTGTCCACTCAGGCCTGCGTTGTACAGGCGGTCACGCACGCAGCGGTTGAGCGACTGCGCGGCATGCAGCCCGAGCTGGTGCACGTTGTTGGTGAACAGGTTGGCGATGGCCACGATGCTCGTCGGCATGCTGGTGTCGGGGCAACGACCGGCATACTGGTGGAGCTGCATGTTCCACTGTTCTTTTTCGTAGTCGATCGCTTCCGGCTCATCGCGCGGGTTCAGCGGGTTGGTGGTGGGGGCCATCAGGCCGTTCCCCGTGAAGACGAACTGATCGCCAGCCTGGCCGGGTTGCAACACCGGGGCCGCTTCACCGCGGAACAGGTTGCGCGGGTACAGTGCGTCCTTCATCTCGCGGATGAGGGCGTTGTCTTGCACGAGGGCTCGAATCGTCGGATCTTGCTGAATGACTGAGAAGTCCATGGGTTCCTCTTTCTGTGTTGGTGATTCCTGCTAGCCCCCGTGCCCCTGCCTTACCCCAGCCCGGTCGATGCGCTGCGAAGGCCCTTGTTGCGCTTGTAGACCTCGAACTGCTGCTTGGTCATCGACATGACGTCGACCTTGCCGGCTGATCCGGCCGCTGCGGCGGTGGCGCCTGACCTGGGCGCCGTGTGCGATCCTGGAACGGCCCCGGTGGTGCCCGTGGTCGCGGGGACCGTGACTTCTCCGAACAGGTGCGGGTGATTCTCGCGAAGGCCGTTGAAGTACGCCTTCTCGTCGAGCTTCGCCAGCTCCTCTTCGCTCTTCCCTTCCTGTTCCCGAAGGTACAGGGTGATCGCGTAGTCGGTGTCTCGGATGCCGCACCCGAAGGCGATGCGCTCCAGATTGGCCTTGGCCTCGATGGCGTTGGCCCGGTTCTCGGCCTTGCGCCTGCGCTGCTTTTCGATCGTCAGTACCCGTTCACGCTGTTCGTCCGCGCGCTTCCATTTGGCCTTCTCCTGCTCGTACTTCGCCATGGCCTGACGGTCATTGCGATTCTTGGGCGGGAGTGGAGGTTGTTCGGTCGTCGCGGGGGGTACTGGCGGTTGGGCCCGCTGGCCCTTGGGGGCTGCCCGCAGGGCATCCAGGTGCTGGAGCATGGCCGCGTGGTCGGCGAAGCCTCGTTCCGTTGCCTGCTTGTCCAGCTCGGCCTGAAACGCCAGTCTTCCCTTCGTCTCTGCCTTCTTCAATCGTTCGGAGAAGACGCGAATCGGGAGAACGACGTTCTTGCCTTGCTGTGCGGGGTGTTCCGCCGCTGCCGGCGGAGTGGCTGCTACTGGGGTGGGTGGTGGATTCGCTGCTGGTGTCTCTGCTGCTACTGGCTCTGGCATGACTCGCTCCTTGTGGGGCTACTCGTTTTCATCGCGGTCACCTGCTGTATCGTCGCAGTCATCACGAGTTGACGACTTCAACGGGCGGGCACTCGCAAGTATTCGAGTCACGTTGTGCGGGACAGAGGCGCCCTCGGTGGATCCGAGGCTGGCGTATGTCCCGCGGTGGTTCATTGTTTCAATCGTTCCGGCGACTACTCCGGCATGGAGCGCAGGAGGCACGAGACCCTCTGCGTCAGGTCGCTCTTGGCGTAGATCACGTCGCACGCCGTGACGGCGTCAGCGATCGCGAACTTCAGGTTGACGCCGCCGTCCCAGTACACTTCGCCGGTGGCGAGCGTGTGGCCGGAATCGCGGATGAGCTTCTTCACGCCCGTGGCGCTGCCCGAGTTGACCGCGGTGGCATTGACTGTGATGAGGCCGTTCGTGGTCGGGGCCTGTGCGAGCGGCGCACATACGCCCGTGGCGTACGCGACGGCGAGGCCCGTCTCAGTCGCACCACCAATGGTCCCGGCGGTGTTGATGGTCGCCATCTCGGAGCGCAGAGCGAAGATGTCGACGACGGCCTGCCCCAGTTTGGTGGCCAGTGCCGTGATGTCGACCACAGCCGCCCCTAGCTTGGCATTGATGGCACCGATGTCGGTCACGCACGCGTTGATCGTCGTCTTGTTGGCGTTTCCCAGTAGCGCCAACAGCGTCTGGTCGGCCTGGACATAGGAAGCCGCGGCGGTCGACACCGCATTGGAGGCCGACACTGCCGTCGCAGTGAGCACGGACGTAGCCAAGGTCGGGGTGACGGCGCCCGTCGCTGTCACGGCCGAGATGGTCGTGTTGGCGTTGCGGGTATCGAGCAAGATCGACAGGATGTCGCCCAGGGGCGCCCTGACTCCGGCGTCATTCAACACGCCGGTCTTGGTGCTGTTCAGGTTGTCGCGAACGGTGCTGACTTTCGTGGTCGTGCTGGACATGTGAGAATTCTCCTCAGTGGTTTGGGTTCCCCGTCGCGACTAGTCGGTGCCGCCCGAGGTCGGTTTGAACGGCAAGGGCCGCTCCTTCAGCGGCATGGCCGTGGAAGCTGTGTCGGTGCTCGGCTCTTCGCTCTTGGGCGTGCCGTGAGTGGCGTCGTATTCCTTGATCGGATCGCGGTTCTCAGACATTTGGATCTCCTAGTTACTTGCTGCGCTTCGCGAACGGCAAACGACGCTCGCTCGCCGGCTTGGTGCTGCCGAGCAATGGTTTCTCAACTTGTGACGCCGCCTGTGCGCCCGGTCCGACCGGGTGACCGTCGGGAGCCGCGTGCTGGGTGTCCGACTGAATCCTCGACCCCGAAAGCGCCATCGCGCGACGACGGCCAGGAGACATGGGACTCTGGTTCAGGCTCATGTGCGTTTCCTTTCGGGGGCCACGAAGACCGGCTTGTTCCGCGGATAGCCCGGGATGGTCGACGACAACGCCTGGGGCTTCACGACAATCTTGGCGTCGGGTCCCTTGCCCTCGACCTTCAGGCCGCTCTCGGGCGCGGGATTCTCTTCGCCGTCCGGTTCCTGAAGAAACCGCGGGTCAGCCGGAGCGGCCGTTCGTGACAGGTCGCTGTTGACCGTCCCGATAGCCGACTCGGCCTGTGGCCGCTTGAGGTTTCCCGGCATCACTTGGCCTCGCCCTCGTCGGGCTCTTCCTCGGGCGGTCCCTCGGCGGGGCCGCCGGATTCACCGTCGTCCTGCTCCTCGCCTTCATTCTTGTCCCCACCTTCCTCGCCACCCTCTTCTTGCTGCTTGCGAACCGCGCGGCACCAGCCGACGAACCCGTCGACGTCTTCAATGTCGAGCTCTTCGCCGAGGCTGCGGAAGTCCTTCTTTCCAGCTTCCTCGGTCCACGCGCAGAAGGCGTGGATCTTGTCGGCGTCGACTTCCTCTTCGAGCTGCTCGACGCCCGCCTTGGGCTGCGCGTCGGTTCCCGTTCGGAACTCGTCGATGATCTCGTTGATGGTGGCGACCGCCGCCTTCAGGTCGGCCGCGACGGTCTCGACGGTGGCTTCTTCGTCGGAGCCTTCGTCGCCCGCCTCTTCCTCGTCACCGCCAGCTTCTTCGTCCGCCGTGCCTTCTGGCTGGTCCTCCTCGTCGTCGTCCGCCTGGGGAATCGACGTCTGGGAGTCTTTCATCAAGTCCTTGAGCTTTCGCGGATCTACAGCGCTGGTCATGGTCGTGTACCTCAAAGGAACCACGACCGAAAAAGAGCGTCAACAAATCGGCGAGTGATTGCGGGCGGTTAGGCGACATCGCTCAAGTTGCACTTGAACAACTTCACGAGGTTACGATGCGCACCGCTTTACAAACGACAAAATGACCAGTAACGTAGCTCCTCGCATGGCCACAAACTCACCGCCGGCCGCTGTCATTCGAGCCGCGAGAACACTTGAACGCTACGAGGTGCGCGAGCTGCTGAGGGTCGCGCCGAATCGGGATGCCAGCCTCGTGGGGCCGGCCCGGCTACTCGATGCGCTCAGAGCCTGGCGCGCGGTGTTTGATCCGCCGAAGGTACGTGTCCGGCGGTTCGACATCGCTGCGCTGAAGCGCGCTCGCGGCTATTCACTTGGGGCGCTGGCAGCTCGGCTTCACGCGGAAGAACTCGACTGGACCACCATCGCCAAGGTCAACGGGCTGAAGCCGAAGGCGCGGGCTCGGCGGTTCGACGTCGCCGCGTTTAAGCAGGTAGCGAAGAAGCTGCGGACGATTTGAGTTCGCGCCACGCCTTCCACCGGGCCCGGGCCGCCTTGCGAGCGCGCTTCTTTCGCTGAGCCGGCGTGAGCTTCGCGGCGCTGGCTTTGCCGCCCTTCGAGGCGCCCAGCTTGGCCAGTACGCGAGCGGCCTTGGTGGCGGCGGTCGTCATCGATCCACGTCGCGCCCGGGAGGCCCGCCGTTGTAGCCCGGAGGACGCCCGCAGTAGCCCCTTGGCATGGTGGGGAGAGGCGGATCGCCGTCTTCGAGCATAGGGCACGGCAGTGCGATCATGTCGACCTCCTTGGCCCTGGCCTGAGCCTGGCCCATGTCCAACCACGCGGAGTCGATGGCGTTGCAGCAGTGAACAACATAGATGGTCTTCATGGGGTGCACACAATATCGTATTCAGGCTTCCCGTCGTCCGGGTTGAACGGTGCTCCCGTCCTGATGTCGGTGCAGCGCGGGTACTCCAACCACAGCAGCTCCTGCCACAGGTCGCGGATCGTGAAGCCGGCCGCAGCCAGTCCGTGCTGGTGAACCTCCATGACCATGATGGGGCGGCATCGCAGAATCGTCAGACGAGCCCCGCGCAGCGCCAACACCTCGTGGCCCTCGACGTCCCACTTGATCAGCGCAGGCGACAGGCCGAATGAGTCCAAGGAAACGACCTTGATCGGCACGTCACCGCCTGCAGCGATCTGACTTGCCCCGACGTTGCCGCTCTTCGCGATGGTTAGGTCTGCCTTGCTGTCGCTCAGCCCGCAGTTGTACATCCGCACGTTCAAGCCGCCGCAGTTCTCCCGCAGACACGCGAAGCTCTCGGGCTGCGGCTCGAATGCATGAACCAACTCGGCCTTGGTGGCGTACAGGGCCGCGTGGTCGCCCAGACTGGCGCCGGCGTCCACGACGGTCGAGCCCTCGGGTATGAGCTTCAGC